TACAGGAACTAATGGTGCAGCAAATGACGAAACTGTAGAAACGTGGCAAGCCGCAGAAGTAAAAACTGGATTAACAATATCAAATGTAAAAATAACAGGTGGATCAACCAAGCCAAAATTTTATTCAAACATATCGAGGACTCAGTATTTTAATAATCAAAACTCTATAGAGTTTGACGGCAACGACACCGCTACTATAGAGGGGGTGCAGAGTTCTAATCTGTTAAGTGGAAATACAGAAGAGTTTGATTTTTTCTATGTTGTTTTTCCTAATTCTTTTCGGTCAGGAAGGCAATTCAAGAACGATGGAATTCGTAATAATAGCAATTATGTTTTTTCTAAATTTTCAAATGGAGGCTATACAGTTCATCAGGGAATCTATATTAAAGGTAGGAATAATAGAGTTGGGAATATACAAGAATCAACTGGCATGCCATGTGATGCTAGTAGCCCTTTGACATCTTTAACAGTTAAAACTGAAGTTGAAACTTTACCTAGTTATGCTTTTGTTTACAATGTCACTGCTAAAAAAAGCGGCTCTAGTTTTCTGTATTCTGTATATATTGATAACAAACCTTTAATTAAAAATAAAAATGTTACATTGTCGAATTTAACTTTTGATATAAATCCCATTCTTGGGGCATACGGTGGCCAAAAAACAAGTTTTAACATTTCGGATATAGTTATGTATAACAAACAGTTACTTCCAAGAGAAAGAGACTCCGTGTATTTAACTTTATCGCAAAGAGCTCGTAAACCTTTGCAGATTATCATTAGCACATCAATAGATGCTAATACTCAAAACAACACTGTAGAGGATAACTCAGGGTTTGCTGGATACATTAAAACAACTAGCTAATAATTATGTCAACACAATCATTCAATTCTTCTTTATTAGACCTTTTACCTGACACTATCATTGAGTTATATGAGATAGATTTAGGAGAGCAAGATGGAATTTTTCGATTTCATCCCGGCACTATATCCTCTTCTAATATAGTTTTTGATGGCAGAACCTATATTTCTATTCCAGTAGATGCTGTAGGATTCGAGAAAAAAGGCGATGGTAAAATGCCTAGACCGACTTTGACTGTGGCGAACTTGGAAGGCTTAATGAGTGACGCCATAAAAACAAGATCTGATCTGGTTGGGCATATGTTCACTAGAAAAAGAACTTTTTTAAAATATTTAGATTCAGTAAACTTTCCTAATAGTTTTAATCCTTTTGCCATACCTGATCCTGAAGCTAGATTCAGTGATGATAGGTTTTTAATAAATAAAAAATCGCAAGAAAACAAGTTTTTTGTTGAATTTGAGCTTATTTCTCCCCTTGAATATGAGGGGGCTAAATTACCCGCAAGAATAATGGTTGCTAATTATTGCCCTTGGGTTTACAGGGGGGAAGGGTGTTTGTATGGTCAAGATGCCAAATTTGAACAAACGGTAAAGAATAAAAAAGATACAAACATTTTTACAGATGGAGTTTTGTCTATTGGTAACCTTGGCGTTCCAGTAGCAGATGAAGATAATAAAATATTTTGGGACAAAGATGGCTACGATATTGATTTACCTAACAATGCTTACAAAGGAGATTATGATAAAACTACAACTTACGATAGAGGGCATATAGTCAGAATAAAATCTTATTTTAATGTTTCTAGTAAAATAGGTCAATCTGGGGAGCAAGAAAACGACGACTGTTTAAGTAATCATTTTTATGTTTGTATTAAAGATTCTACTATAGGCAAAGACCCTCAATTTGAGAAAGAAAATTGGGTTGCGGATAAGTGTTCGAAAAATTTAACTGGGTGCAAAATAAGATTTAAGCATTACTCTAAAGACTATAAGAAAGGGTTACCATTTGGAGGATTTCCATCAATCGAGTCTTACAAGTTTTAATTTGTTTTTTAAAAAAATACAAATGCACTGTTCGAATCGTGACTATGAATGTTGCGGCATAGCCACAGATAAAAATCTGCATTTTCTTGAAAATATTCACAATAATAAAAGATTTTTTTTTCAAATATCTCCCGAGAGCTATTTCGATATAATAAGAGAGGAGAGTGTATCTTTTATATGGCATTCTCATGTTTTTGGCTCAGCTTCTCCCAGTAGTGAAGATTTAGATTATGCGAAAGAGCATCGCCATTTTTCTTTAATTTATTCAGTTGTTGATGATAATTTTTGTTTTTTTGACCCCTATTCTTTTAAACAAGTTTATTTTTGCATTTGAAAGTGTATAATATACTAATGACAAATGTTATTATACATGGCAGGTTTGGAGAAGTGGTGGGTAAACACCATAATTTTGCTTGCTCAAAATTATCTGAAGTTTTTAGAGCTATAGAATCTAACACTGGAATGCTTAGAAAATACACCTCTTTAAACAGGAAGCGCAAAATGAGCATCTTTGTGGATGGTAAAATGACATCAGATAAAAATTTTGACCTAGTTAATGTTAAAAATAGTGAAGTAGTTATTCTTCCCATACTAATGGGTGCGATAGGAGTTACTATTATGACTGCGATTACAACAGCTGCGACACTATCAGTTAAGGCTAAAATTGCTGCTGTGATCATCAATATTGCTTTTGCTGTAGGAATGAGTCTCCTTATGAGTAAACTGCTCGCGCCGGATGATCCTGATACAGCTTCAACATCTTCTTACATTTTTAATCAGGCAGAGAATGCCGCCAAACAGGGTTCCCCTGTTCCTGTTGGTTATGGTAGGTTTAAGGTGGGTAGCACTATTTTATCTGTGAGTCTGATAAATGTGGATAAAAGTCTCACTTTAGAAAATAATTTTTATGAAACTTTATTTTCTGGCAGCACAAAAACAATAGAAAAAGAACAAATAGATATCGCATCTTCGTCAATAGCAAAATTTAATTAATATGAGTCATTCAGTAAGTCTAGATCAGTACCGTAATAATTGGGGGAGCTTAAACGCAAAAACAGTTTGTCCTTCTGCTGAGCTTGTAAATGCAGAAGATACCCCTTATACTTTGAATGAGGACAGCACTGAAAAATTTACAAATAAGCGAATCACAAGATTTAATAAGGTAGCAAGAGACGAAAAAAATAAAAAAGAATCAACATCATTCTATCAAGTCGTTGATATTTTATCTGAAGGTGAAGTAGCTGGCCTTTGCGATAACAACGGTGATTTAATTTTATTATCTAATGATATAAATAAAAATAGTGATTATTTCAAAGGTTTATATTTTGATGGTAATGCTGTAAAAAATACAAAAACAAATACCTATAATTATAGAACTGTTTTTTCTGAAATTAGACTAGGAACCGAAAAACAAAAAGCTTTATCAGATTTAAATAAAGGACTTTCTTTTGCTAAGGCGAGTCAAACCTTTAACTACGGCGTAGCTTTATTTGCAAACCCTCATACAGCAACATTAAGTAATGTTAGTATTAACGGTGTAAATTTTGTAGCCCAAGCAGAGCAGAACACAGACTACTGTTATGATTATGATACGGTAATTAGCAGCAAGACAAAACCTAGTTTTGCATACTCAGAATTCCCTTTTGTGCATACAGTTATAAATCATAATGTAGATGAATTAGTTTTGAATATGGGTTTTACTGGCCAATATAACGCAAATAGCGGCGCTTACACTGTAAATACTTCATTTGTTATTGAAGTTGGTTACGAGGGAGACTCTATATCTTTAGATGAAGGAGGCTCTATAGGTTACTTATCTTGTTTTATAAGAGGTTTTGCTTCGTCAGAATACATACGTAGTTACCATATACCCCTTCCACCCTCAGAAGGTACAAAAAAAAGATATATAAAAATTGCAAGAGTAGATAAGGATTTTAAGCCATCATTTACAAAAGCTAATAAATCTTTATCTGTAAGTTCGTTAGTCGAAAATATAAAAGAAAAATTAAGGTACCCTAACAGCTCAATTATAGGTAATATTTTTGATGCTTCTGCTTTCGCTCAAATACCTAAAAGATCTTTTGATTTAAAATTATTAAAGATAAATGTGCCTTCTAATTATGACGCTGAAGCAAAGGCGTATGAAGGGAATTGGAATGGAACTTTTGCTTTAAATAAAAAATGGACAGATAACCCAGCTTGGATTCTTTATGATATAATGACAAGTAACAGGTATGGATTAGGTAAATACGCGTTTCAACAATCTATGTTGGATAAGTGGAATTTATATTCTATATCTAAATATTGCGACGAATTAATTCCCACTGGAAACACGGGGCTGTACCCGTTTGATGCATTTTTAGTAGATAAAGGTTCAAGTATTTTTAAAATAACAATAAACAATGACTCGACAGATTTACGATCTAAATTTGAATTAGGTTCTGAAATTTGTTTTATGG